TTTTCAGTAACAGCAGTTTGTAATTTACTTCCAGGATTTTGTCTTCTATATTTTGCTACACCTTTTGCTGTTAATCCTGCACCTTGTTTAGTGGGTCTTTTATCTCCACTCTTAATAGACATTCCTTTCATGCCTTTGCCTTTTATTTTTTTCTTTTTAGGCATTATACTTTACGTACAGCTCCATGTCCTCTAAGTGCAACCCCACCACCTAAAGCTCTTTTAACTATTCTACCACCTGCTTTTCTTTTAGCAATAGAACCACCTTTTTTAAAAAAGCCCATTTTATTTCTAACCTTTTTAGGTAAAGCTGCTGCTCCAGGATTTGGAGGAGGTTTTAAAGGTCCTCCTGTTTTCTTTTCAATTTGAAAACCACCACCTTTTTTAATATTAGCTTTTAAAGCTTCTTGGTCTAATTTTCTTAAATCACCTGTTTGAGTAAGACCCATTGACTCAGCTATATCTGAAACATCTCTAGTATATTTACCTGTAGAAAATAATTTTCCATCTCCTGTTTCTTTTGCAAAACCTGTATCAATTAATCTTTTTCTTAATTTTGCTACAGAGATTCCTAATCTATCAGCTAATTTTTTAAGTTCAGCAGCACCTTGTTTAGGACTACCTCCTGCTCTATTAGACTGGTCCCATAAAGCTATAACTTTAGAAGTAGGTCTACCAGTATCAGGGTCTATTTGAATCTTTGCTTGTTTAGTTTCTCCAAGACCTTCTCCTTGACCTTCTTTAAATAATCTTTTTATTTCTCTTTCTCTTTTAGTATTACCTAAATTTTTTATTGCATTTGCAGCTTTTTGATTTAATTCTTTTCCTTTTTTAATACTTTCTGCAGCTTTTTTACTTTGTGACTTAGCTGCTGCATCAGTCATTGTTTCTGAAAAAGCATCAAATAATTTAGCTGCTAGTTTACTACCTAGTTTTCCTGCTGCTCCTGCCATTAGCCTTCTCCTTGTGTTTTATATTCTCTAGGCTCTTCTTTAACTTGAGCTTCGATTGGTCC